GACAGCCGGACGATCCCGGAGTCGTAGTCCGCCGTCGTGTTGCTGCGGCTATGCGGGATGATCTGCGCGTAGAACTTGTCATCGTGTTCGGCGTCGGACGGCTGATTCTGCGCCGTTTCGTAACGGCCAGCGAACTGCGAGTTCATCGTGTCAACGCCGTCGTCCCCCACCGCTACCGCGATGGAGACCGGACCGAAATTGTTCGTGAACGACGCGGTGAGCAGCGTAGCCTGCGGAACATCGGGGTCCTCGCAGTCAAAGCCGTTCAGCATCATCCCAACCCAATGCGGGACCATTGCATACGGGCCGAACGGCACAGGATTTCCCCCCGAGACGGGGTCATAGAGGTAGGTCGGCGCACCGTACACATCCGGCTGCGCCGGAATGTTGCGAACGATGAAGAACCGCGTGCCGATCATGTTCGCAAGCGGCAGGATCTTGGTGGGGTCGCCTGCCGGGAACTTCATCGCCTCCAGTTCAAACCGGATCTTGATGCCACTCAGCATCTCGGATTCGGTGATCTTCATGCGCTGGATAATGATCGTGCTGAACGCCGCGTTGATGCGAGTGTTCGCTAGCGCGACCGCAACCTTGACCAGATACCGGATCGGCGTGATCGGCGCTCCGCCCTGCGGATCCACCGTCATCTGTTGCAGTTCCGGGCCTGCCTCAAGATCGCAGGACAACGAAAGCATCGCGACACCCGGGTTGTCGAGGCTGCGCTCGTAACTGAACTCCATGTCGCCCACGCGGACATTGTCCGGCAGGCTGGAAACCGTCTGTCGGTCCACGATGGTGTAGGACAGCGTCAGGTTCTTGTCGTCGTAGTCGAACTGCTGCGACTCGCGCCGCCATCCGATTGGCCCGGGCAATCCGGGGATCAACAGTCGCCGGAACAGATCCGCATACGGGCGAGTGGTCTGCCATGTCGCATTCGTCGCAACCGCCGAATTCGTTCCCGTGGCTCCTCGGTAGGCTGTCGCGGATCCCGTGAGCGTACGCGTGCTGTAGCCCTTTGCATCAATTGCGAACGACTGCCGGAACACATGGCTGACCAGCGGAATGTCGCAGAACGCAAACTGGTCTTCGATCTCAAACCTGACGAGAACGAGTTGCCCTCCCGCGACCTGCGTTCCCGTGAGTTTGACGAACGGGCCTCCCGTCGCAGAGTTGATGCTCTCCAGCCGAATCAGGTCGGGCTGCGGAACGCTCGGACTCGGATAGTTGAGTCGCACTTCCACGGCTCGCTGCGACGAATGCGTCATCACGATTCGGATCGCATCCCAATCCTCGTCCGTGACAATCGCCGTGCCGGAGATCGCGACCTTGGAGAACATGGGGTTCATCCCATCCGTCGCGAGCACAGGCTCGCACGCATACGACTCCAGATTCACATTCTGAAGCGTGACAGCCTGTGGCGAGGACAGGTAGATGATGTCGATGTTGGTGCTCATGCCATTCTCATGGATTCGGCCAGTAGCGTAGTCCGCCCGGAGCAGGCTTCTGATAGGTCGCGAACAGGCCCGTGTCGTTCCAACCCATGTGCGGGAAACCAAGGGATTCCAGATCCGACATCATCCAACCGTTCGCACCTCGTCCACCGAACATCGCGGGCTTCGTGTTCTGCACGACGATTCCCATGTAGTTTAGAATCGCCTGCAGCGCGTTCCAAATCTGCGGACCAAAGAACGAGCCGATCTGACCGAACAGCAGATATCCGAAGATCGTCTTGCCGATCTGTGCGAAGATGTCGCCCACGGACACGCCGAGCATGTCCTTGAAATCGACAAGAGGTTTCAAGACATTCCCAGCGATGGTCCACAGAGTCTCCGTCACATTGCTCAACGCAATCGCGGCCTCGGCCATCAACTGGTTGGCATACAGCATTGTCCTCGCCTGTGCGTCGGACGATGCCGTGGCTGCAACCTGCGACTTGGCATAGATCGCACCGTTGAAAGAAGCATCCTGCAAATCGCGGAGAATCGAACTGACCCGCTCCATCGCAATCGCGTTCATTGCGACCCCGCTGTACTTGCCAACCTTCTCAATCCTATCCGCCGTGTACTGCGCTGTGAAAGCCATTGCCTTGAACGCGATGATCATCCCGCCAGCCGCAAGCAGGACTCCGATCAACGCCGGACCAAGCATCGCCAGAGATCCCGAGAGAGAATTGAGAGCAGCGCCCGTTGCGGAAGTCTCGCTTGCGAGATTTGCCAGCCCTACGAGCGTGGGCTGTCCGAGAAATGCAGAGATTTCCTCCTTGCTCTCCTCGCCCTTCGCAACCTTGCCAAGCATCTCGGCAATGGACTGCATGACCGTAGGCTTTTTCTTCTCCTCCTGCTGTCCCCGCACAAGCGTTGGAATCACGCCAGCCTCGTCGTCATCGCTAGGAAGTAGGCGAGGTCCACCGCCCGGAGTTCCCGGAGTGACGCCCATGCCTCCGCCGCCTACAGCGCCTCGGATGGTGATGTTGATGTTGCCAAGATCCTGCATTACTTCACCTCCCAAGCCATCTCATACGCATAATCGTAGGTGTCGCGCAGCGTCAGCCAGCCCTCAAGTTCTGGCACAGCCTCAACCGTACCACCCTGCCGAAACACCAGAGGTATAGACATCCCGTCATAGGCGCGCTGCACCAGATACTCGCGCAACTGATCTGCAAACGCCTGTACGCCATCGCTTCCGGCGATTCGCTCGGTTCCTCGGCTCATCGCGTCAAGGAATCCCCTCCACCAGACTACAAGTTCGACCTGCGACCGAATCAGCCCAACCCCGCTGTTTGGATGCACGGCGTTGTCCTGACCGGGGATGATCTGAATCGCATACGGCCCGACGATCTCATCGATCCGGGCCTCTACGATGTACACGGTGTTTCCGTAGCCTCGCTGCTGCATCCATGCAGCAAGGTCGTCGCGCATCGCGTAGAGAATCTCGCTGGTGCTAGCCATTCGGGCGTCCCTTCAGGTTTCGCTGCATCTTGGCCCGTACTGCCATCTGCTGTGCGAGTCGGTCGTTTCCCGTCACCTGCCACAGCAGGCTCGCGGCCATGTTCTCATTGCCGAGCGCCGCGTCAATCCCTTGCGCGGTTGATACTGCGTGCGATGCCTCCACATTGGCGATGTTTGCAGCCAGCCCTAGGGCCGTGTCGGGGTCAAACTCGCTTGGCAATCGCCCGTAGGTCGCCACAAAACGGGCGATTGCCCTCATGCGTTTCCCGCTGTGGCAACTCGCGTGTGAATGCGCTGCCACGCTGCGATGAGCATCGCGTCGGTCGCAATCTTTGCGACCTCCGGGGTGCGCGATGCCTCGCGAATCGCTCGGACGATGTGCTGATTGTTCGGTGTCTCGCCCTGCGAGACGAGCGCCTGCATCGTTGCCGCGACCTCCATGTACTGCACGATGAGCCGCCCGGTCGGGATGCCAACCGAGAACAGCATGGGGTCGTCGTTTTCGTTCATTTCGATCATGGAGTAACTCCCGTCTGGCTGTACACCGCGCCATCTGCATCCGGTATCGCGGTGAACGCCAAGGTCAGAACGCGCTCGCGGTTTCCCCATTGGGAGTCACCGATGCTGTCGGTCTGCAGGTAGCACCGCATGAACGAATAAGTCTGTGAGTTCCCGATGCTGGCGATGCGGATTGCGACCCATGCGTTGTCAGCAACGATACGGCGACCGACGACAGCAGATCCCGTTGCAGAACGCTGCCAATCGGTCAGAGCCTCCAGTTCGCTTCCGTCCCACTTGACAAGCGCCACGGAGATTCTTGCCGTCATGCCAAGCAGCACGACTTCCTCCGGCACAGCACCGCTGAGGACGGTCTTCACCTCGTGGTGGTTGTCCGTAAACTGAACGGCTGGCAGATTGTCGTTGTCGCTGTATCCCAGAACGGCCCAAGCCTGACCCTGAGCAGACTGCCATTCAACGACCGTCGGTCCTGCGATGTAAAGGGTTGCTGCCATGTCTCACCTCTCTAGGACTCGCTTGAGTCCTCGGAAAATGCTCTTGCCAAGGTCAATCACATCATCGGATGTCGGAAGTATAAACGGACGAGCCGGAACGGAAACGCCTTTCCATGCCATCATAAAATCTAGACCACGAGTGAGCCCCTCTTTGTTGGGGTTGTTCCCTGTTCCATGTCCACGCACGCCCTTGCGGGTCAAGGGGATATAGTTCGGACCCTTGGTCGTGAACCCTTGGTCTTGAAACATCGCGTATTGTGGCCCCTTCATCCCGATGACGATCTTCCCGCTGCGAAACTTGGCGGTTGCGCCCATAGACCGCATCATGTGTCCTGTGTTTCGCAGCGGCTGACCTCCATTGCGGTAGGATTGCGATCGGACGAGGAACTCCTGACCTAGACGAGTTAGGCCTCCTTTGGAGATCATTTCCAGATCCCGCTTGCTGACCTGCTGTCCAGCGATGAGTCGCTTGACCGAATCCTTCCAGCGAACACCGATAATTGATGCTCCCTTTGGCGGCTTGGTCGTCCAATACTCGCTGCGAACATTCCTTAGCGGCAAATGAGATTCCCACCCGCCATCGCTGGCGCGTCCCCGGTTGTCCATGATGTGTTCCTGCGGCCAAGCGCCTGAAACCTGCGCGATGCCTTGCAGGACCTCTGGTCGCTTGAGCGCTTGTCGAACAAGTAGGTTCCAGTTCACGGGTAGGTCGTCCCCCGCCGTCGCGGGAAGAATGCGCTGTTGCTCGCGCCGTTGTAAAACGCGAGGTTGCTCAGGCCGACCGCAGCGACCTGCGGCGTCCCGGCGACCGCGTTGCTGGCGACCGAGCCGAACAGCATCTTGCCGTCCCGCAGGCCCTCCAGAAACGAGTACGATTGCTTGACGCGCTGCTCAATCGCGGGGGACATCTTCGCGCCGCGCCTCTGGAACAGCCACTCGGTCGCGAGGTCCACGACGAGATGCACCAGCAGCGGATCGTGCGCCGTGTCCAGCGCCGTGATCTCGTCCTCGGTGTAGATCTCCCCAACGCGGATGTACGCTCGCACCGCAGCCGTCGCGAACTCCAGCGCGGCGTCGGTCATCGGATTCGGCCCCGGCATCGACTGACCGCCGTCCCCGCACAGTTGCGCGAGGATCGTGGTGTCGAGCGCGTGCTCCAGATCCGTGTAGGTCGCGTAGGCGGTCATGCTGTCCTCCTAGACACAGGGGCGGAGCACTCGGCCCCGCCCCTGCGGTAGAGAAGAGGGGTTTGGATCAGGCGGTCACATCGCCAATGCCGAAGCCCGACACCGGAGCGGCGAGTTCCGCCACGCTGTTGTCGATGACGCGGCCTTCGATGCGGCGGTTGAGCGGGTCGTTGAACTGCTCGACCGTCATGTCCTCGTATGCGAAGATCTGCAGCGTCGAGAACGAGTTCGCGCCCTCGACGCCCACCAGACCACCCGGACGGCTCAGGAAGTACGCGCCGTTGCCGAGCACATACGAGTAGGTGGTCGATGCCGCGCCGCGCTTGCTGGTGACCTTGACGCTGTCGTCCACGACGACATCACCGAGGCCGAAGAGGGTCGGCGGGATGCCCCACTTCGCGAAGGTCTCGCTGCCCGTCAGGAACTGGGTCGCGAGCGGCATGTACTTCACGAACTCCTGCACTTCGGGAGCCTGCGAGATGTGCTGCGCGACCGTTGGCGAGATCACCATGATCAACTGGTTCGGGTTGACCGCGCCGCCGGAGGTCTGCGAGACGATTCGCATGACCTGCTGAATGGACTTCTGGATGTACTTGTTCGCGACGCTGGAACCAACCCACGAACCCGTCGCGGTGTACGGACCCGTGCTCGTACCAGCCGCAGCGGTGTAGTTGCCGTCCCAGTTGCCCGAGGTCGAGAGTACCGTCGCCGTCCGCATCGTGCGCGAGGTCATCGCCAACTGCGCCTTGGAACGGGCGTGCTGCGCGACGACATCCCACGCGGCCTGCTGCGTGGTCTCCTGCGGAATGTAGAACGGGTACGCGTAGCGCAGCGCGGTGTACTGCTTGAACTCAAACGCGTTCTGCTTTCCGGTCGGCCTGTCGTTGCCGAGCGGCCAAGCGAACTCGTTGACATCGGTGACACGGACATTGTCCGTGACATCCTGCCGCAGGTAGTAGCCCGTGGCCTTGGTCACGGGAACCAACTGCGCGTAGCGAGTCAGCGCGAAGGTGTTCGGGGCGCGGGTGAACTCCACCTGCAGAGCGCCAGTAGCGAGGTCGTTGGTGGAGGGGACATAAGTCGAAAGTCCGCCTCCAACTGCTGTGTATGCCATGTGTCAGACTCCTGTGTTGGAGGATGGGGTCAGAGGATCAGGTGAACACCGGGCCGCGGAAGCCGAAGCGCCATGCGCGAATGATCTCGCCTGCGGATCCGGCCTCAAGCGCGATGTACGAGGAGCGAGCGGTCGCACCGGAGGCCACGACGGCCTGACCAGTACCACTACCCTGCGGCATCAGGAAGTCGCCAGCCGCGACGCCGCCCGTGCCAACCTCGACCTGCACGGTGTTCGTCGGCTGCAGCGTGATCGGGCGTCCGCCAATCGCGTGCTCGGTCTTGTCGAACTGGTAGACCGAGCCATCGGTCACGCCGACGACGAGGTCCGTGATCGCCGTCGCCGCCGCGCCCTGAAACGCGCCGGACAACTTGACGAAACGGTAGGGGTTGATGCTCGCGCCTGTGGCTGCGATAAGTTCCGGGGTGAAGCCCATGTCAGACATGTCGTGGTCCTTCCTGAATCACCGCTTGATGCGGCTGTTGAGTGCCTTCTGGAAATCCGCCGGACGACCCGCGTACTCGCGGACCATCTCGGAGATCTGACGAGCGTCGATGTCGCCCTTGGGGAGCGACGCACGGCTCATGTCGATTCGCTGGCCGATGGGGTCTCGGGCGAACAGGTCGCGCCAAGTGTCGAGCAGTTCCGCCGGGTCTCGGCTTGCAATGAGTTCCGCGATGAGTTGCGGACGGCGTTCCGCCGGGATGCGGTAGCCCTCCTGCTCCATCGCGTCGATCTCGCGACCGAACTTCTCGGCGTGCAGTTCCGCTCGCATGGTCGCGG